CCATGTCCTTGAACGAGAGCTTGCCCGTCCTCACGAAGTCGACGATGCCATCCTCCAGCCCACTGAAAGCACTGGTGAAAAGCTGTTTCGTTTGCCCCGCCACGTCGGCTGCCTGGTCGACGTAGTCCTGAAGCGCATCAGAGGCGCCATTCGCCCAGTTGGATTGCGCGGCATCGACCTGGCTGTAGTAGTTCCGCTGAGCGACAAGGCGTTTGTCGAGCTCATCCTGCAGCACTTTCGTTTCGCTGGCATACAGTTCCGGCGAGATCTGCCCGGTGTTGCGTTGCTCGTTCAAGCTGGCCAAGTCAGCGGCGTATTTTTGCCGAAGTGCCAGGTCAGCTCGCATGCGATCGCGGGCCTTGTCGCCCATGCCGATGCCAGCCAACTCCTGAGCGAAGCCGTCCTGCGTGGTTTGCGTGCCAGTGGCCTGGGCAGCCTTGAACGCCGTCAGTTTCAAGTCGTCCTCATTGGCCTTCTTGATTTTGTTCAGCGCGTCCAGTTCCGCGGCCATGCCGAGAAGGCGCTTTTTCTGCGCCTCGGTCAGCTTGCCGAGTTTGCCCTCCTGGAGTTCGAACGATAGCTTCGCGACCTCGGTGGCGTCCTTCTGCTTGTCGCCGGAGATGTTGATCAGTTCGATCTGGCGTTTATAGCTTTCTTCCGTTGACTCGAAAGCCTTGAGTTGTTGCTTGGCTGCCGACTCCGACTCGCTGGCGTTCTTTTTGGCAGCCTTCGTCGCCGCGTCGTCCGCAGCTTTCTGTGCGTCCTTGGCAGCCGCCGCGGAGCGGATCGCGACGATCATGCCTTCTGTGAGATCAGTATTTTCGGCGATGAAGCGGTTTGCAGCCTCCAGACTGGTCTTGTCCTGTGCCGCACCGAGTTGCTTCTGCAACTGCTCCAGGTATTTCTGACCGACCTGATCAGCAGCCGCGATCGCGGCATTGTTTTTATTGCGGGCGGCAGTGTTGGCGTCTGTTTCACCGGTTAGCGCTGCAAGCTTTCCCGCTTGCTCATCGAGCTTACTGGACAACCTAGTAACAGGCCCTTGGCTCTCCTCCATTGCACGAGCCATTGACTCAGTAACGCCCGGAAGAACGCGAACTTGGTCAGCTACAGCTTTCCAGTCAACCGTAATTCCTGCGGCTTGGTCTTTCGATGCTTTGCGAACCAAATCGAGTGCACTTTGGGCCTCTGCAGGAAGTGGTGAAAGACCAGCCATAAGACCGTCTGCACCAGAGGCCCCCATACTCCTCAGATCGCTTTCAAACTTGTCGGCAATCGCCTCGGACATTTGCCCAAGCTTGCCTCTCATGTCCTCGACTTCGGACGTCAGCTGTCGGAGGGTTACCGATTGGGTGGCCCGATTGAGCTTACTGAATCGCTCAATTAGTTTGTCGAGCGGATCACTAAGGTCGCCCAACTTTTCTTCAAGGACGCTTGTGTTGTTACGTAGGGTAAGGAATGCGGCGGCGGCACCAATAGCAAGTGAAGCAATTCCAAGGGGGCCACCGAGGATCCCCATGATTACGCCACTGGTGCGATTCAGCCCAGCCTGAGCTACTCCTACGGCGGCAGTCGCCCGGGCTTCCACCATCCTAGCTTCAGCAAGCTGGATTGATAGCTGTGTTTGTACGGCAGTTCCGCGAGCCGCCAGTGCTTCCTTCTCGGCAAGAAATACTGAAGTTTGTGCTTTCTGTTGTTCAGCCTGCGCCGCCAGCAGCACCGCAGCAGCTTGAGCCTTGCGGGCGACTACATCTTGATAAGCAGACCTGGCTGCGGTCGCCGCCGAAGCTGCGGCACTTAAACCGTATCGAGACAACGCGGTAATTGCCGCGAAGATGGCCACGTCAGCCAGAGTCTGGAAATTGTCACCCAGGCTCCCCAATCCTGACGCCAATACGCCGGTAAAGTCCGTGGATTCATTCAAGCGACCGACGTACACGGTGAATGCATTGGAGAGGTTTTGAACCGCGTCGCGTACCGCCACACTCATGCTGTCCGCCAAGACGCCATTCGCGTCGGCAGCCTTTTGCAGGCCTTCTGTTAGAACATCCAGGCCGAGCTTGCCTTGAGCGCCAAGGCTACGAATCTCCTCAGATGTCCGGCCGGTGGACTTCGCGATCGTGTCCACCACAGTAGGCATCGCCGCCAGAATCGACTGCCAGCCATCAGCCTCGACTTTACCGGTTTGCAACGCCTTTGAATAAGCATCGATGGCGGCGCTGGCCTTGTCGGCAGAGGCAGAGTTTGTGACCAGCAGGAAGCTGAAGCTATCCATGACATCCAGCGCCTGGCCGGTGTCGTAACCCATCGACTTCAAGCTGTCGGCCGTGCGGATGTAAAGCTCTTGCGCCTCACTCAACGGGCGATAGGTGCGCTTCGCGGTTTCCAGCAAACGTTGCTGGACCTGGTCATATTCACCGACGCTACTGGTGGCCATGCCGATTCGGTCCGACATCTGACCGTAGGAATCTGCCGCCTCGATGATCTTGCCGATGGACGCGGCACCAATGGCCGCAGCAAGAGCACTCTTGATTAGCCCAGCAGCGCTTTCAGCGCTCTCGCCAGCACGGTCGAAAGCTTCGTCGACACGTCCCAGACTCTTATCGATCTTCCCTGACGCCTGGGCGACGCTGGAGTCAGCGCGAGCCATTTCCTGACGGAGTTGCGCGGTGGTCGCTTCGATGCGAACCAGCATACCCTGGACATCAGTATCGGCCATGCCAACCTCCAAAAACAAAAAACCCGCCGAAGCGGGTTAGGAAAAATAAAAGCATTCACTGAATGCTGAGCTCAGATGCCCGCCACATTCTGGTGGCTCTGTCGTAGGACATTTTTGCAGTATATCGATTGCGAATAGAGGCCCCGAATCCATTTTGAGCATCAACGTATGCCGACACGTCGAAGGAGCAGTTTGTTAGCACGCCGACCTGCACTCCAGGATCCGTTATATACGGAAACGCTGCGGTGCTTGGAGCTTTCAGTCGCTGCTTGACGAAGTTCTGAGACATTACAAAAGCCATTGTTGTGTTGTTACAGTCTTTGATGGCTTGTTCCTCATCTCGCTTAGGGCTGGAACTCCAGTTGAAATACCAGACCCATACCATAACAACAGCAATCGCGGCGATCGACAGAGCTATCCTGATGTTTGTCTCGGAGCCTCTTTTGCTTGCCATAACCTTACAAACAACACAGACAATAAAAATTATGGCAGCGGTCAGAAGTAGCAAGAGAAAGGCCATTATCAACTTCCCTATTGTGAATTGAGCGGCGATTGTACACGCCACCCAATCATGTCGCCTGTCGCCCCGTAAGCGCCTGGCGCAGCTTGGCCGCAACGGTTGCTGGCTTCGGCTTCTCCTTCGGGCCAGCAGGTTTGCCACCGAATGGGTTAGTCATCTGCACCCATTCAATTCGGGCGTCCATGGCCAGGAACAGTTCGGGCAAGGGCGTGCGCCAGGCAGAATCAGGCGACCATCCCAACCAGCCGGTAGCCACCGCAAAAAGCCGGTCGACATAACTGCCATCCTCGACAGCGCTTACACCTTCGCCGGCTGAGGCTTTCCCGCGCCTGGACCTCGTGGGTTATACAGCGCGACCAAATATTTATTGAGGGTGATCGACACATCCAGAACGCCAGCTTGCCAAACTTTTTCGGCAATCGTCTCGGCGTCCTTTCCCGATAGCCCGGCACCGCCCACGATGATCGCCGCACAACCGTCGATACTCATTGCATTGATGGCCTGCGCCGCGCCCCGCAGCCCGCCGAAGTGCGCCTCTATGCTGCGCACCGCAGCCAAAGTTGGCACCAGTTGGAAATCCTCACCATCCAAAGTGATGATCGTGGTGCCGTGAAGGGTTTTGCTCATGGAACAACTCCTTGAAAGGCTAGGGCCGAAGCCCCGCCGATCACGTCGGGAGGATTTCGAGGATGTCGGAGTTGATGCCGATGGTGACGTTGCGGCGAACCACGCTATCAGCGGCGCCGGCGGCGACAGTGTTGTTCATCACCTTGCCGCGCATGTAGAACGTGGTCGGCAGGACTGGTGGAGTTGCACCGGGATCGCCATCGTTCAGGGTGATCTTGATGTTGTAGTCGCCCTTGCTGCGGTCCTTGTGCGCAACCTTCAGCGCCGCCTGGCCGGCGTCACCGTTGTCCAGGCCCACGGTCACCGTGAGGTCGCCCGCATCGGCCGTGCCCTTGTATTTGCGAACTCGGCCATCGCGCAGGGACGTGAAAGTTACCGAGCTGAAGGTGTCACCGAACTCGCCGAGGTCTTCGATCTCGCCGACTTCGACATACGTATCAGCCTTGTAGAGCGCTTCGGTGTCCGCGCCGTTTTTGCTTCCGAGCGAGAATCGGCAGCCGGCGGCTGTGTTGAGGTTGTCATCGGCCATGAGGGGTCCTCCAAAGGCACATTGGATAAAGCCGCAGGGCGGCCGGTGTTGGAAATTAGTGGGTGGTGATAACGCGGACCGTGATTGATCCCTGGTAAGTGACACCGTCAGCATCGCGCTGGGCATCGGCCTGCTCGACCCTGACCGAGACGGCTCGGCCAACCGTCAGCGGTAGCCGGCGTTCGTCCAGAGCCGCTACGACTTCGCCGAGGATTCGTTTCACCTCAGCTTGGCCGTGAGCGTCAGACCACACCGATAGATAAATCAGGCGCTGCTGACGCTTTCTCCCGGCGATCGGCGAGATGTTGTTGGATATCTCCCGGTCGAACGATACATATGGCATGTCCGAATCCATCGGAGCGCCGTCGTAAACGGGGCACGACACTTCGGCCTCAAGCCGTTCGAGCAGGGCTTCCTGCAACGCAACCGATGGATCAGCCATTCTTTAAGCCCTCACCGGCTTTGCGCAACGTATCGGCAATCGCTGCACGGATGTTCGCCAGCACAAACTCCCGGTTCACATCCTTTGAAGGACGGAGCCAGGGGTGAGCCGGACGGGCCGGGATGTCTGGGTATTTGCCGAAGAAGTGAGCGCCGTCCGATTTGTTCTTGGTGTCTCGCGCACGCAACGCATTGCGGCGACCTGACAGCTTTGACTTATCGCGGTTATTGGTGTGCTCGCCGCCAACAGCATTTCGATCCGCCCGCCGAAACAGCGTGCCGCTGTAGCCCTTGGTGCCGTACTCCAGAAAGCGAAGGTAGAAAAAACGCTGGGAGTCGCGCTTGCCTCGAATACCGATCTCGGCATCGAGGCCGCTTTTGGAAACGAACACCTTCAGGGCTGCTGCCGCGGCGCCGGTATCTTTGGGGATCAATTGACGCATCGTGGCCAGGATCCGGTCCGCCCCTTGCTGCATTGCCCCAACCAGCTCGTTATCCATCGTAGTGTGAATGTTGCGCAGCGTTCTTCGCAGCTTGAAGTCTCCCGACATCCGGGAGCGTCGGGCAGCCATTGCTTACTCCTTGGCCTTGGCCGGTTTTTCAACGGAGGCAGCAGTGTCGCTGACCGGCACCACCAGCCCTCGCTGAATCAAGTCAGCGCCCAGCGCGGACTCAACAGTGAATTCTTCACCTTTCTCCCGGTCACCGGTGGCGCCGGAGAGATTACCCAGGGCAGTAACTTTCATGATTCACCTCTATGGATTGGGTACGTTTGAACAGAGCAGTCGAAGCATATCCCGCTCGTTGTTTAACAACGCGGCCTCGATTAGGTAAGTGCTGGTGACGCCCTTGGCGGTATGGACCATCCGATTTCCGGTAACGGCGTCGGCCCGTGGGCGGATACGGATCTCAGCACTGACGACGGCCGTAAGCTGCTCAGCGACGGGCGTGATCCGGCCG